CAAGGACGTTTGTTCCCTAACTGTAGTTAAGGCTGCTTTTAGAATATTCCTTGTATTTATGATTTAAAGCTCTTTAGGTCATGGTTTTTCTATGACCTAAAGATTTTAAATAATAATTTTGTTTGTTGTTTTAATACAACAGTTTTGAATAAGAGACTAAATTCTTATTCCGTTCAAGAGAATCGTACGATAACGAACCTACATATTTGTATTCAAATATGTAAACCTGTGAGAACAGTAATCCACGGATTATAAATTTAGGCAATTCAAAATTACCTAAATTTTACCGTGTTGTTTATATATCGAATTTTAAAGGAGTTATTTGATTTCTTTGAAATTCAATAAGAATATATATATAAACAGGGGAGATGGATATTAAGTTTCAAAAGCCCCATCTTCGTATGTTTAGTTTAGTTATCTAAACATACGCATTATAGAATCCAGATATGAGGATTGTATCATATCAAATCAAACCAGTTGTCAGGTGAGTGACATCCGATAGAAAATAGAATGTTTTCTGTTTCAAACACGAATTCCCTCTAGATGGAAGGTAGTACCTATGATCTAGTTGATACATTTGGGTAACGCCAGCGATTTAGCGAATAGTATAAAACCCCGGTTCATTTATGGATACGAAAAAACAAAACAAAGAGTTGAAGTCTCTCTCTTCAACGCTTGTTGAGTGCGTAAACCCTCAACCACTAAAGTTTCAGTGTAAAGAAACTCGACCGAAATACGAACGAATTGATTATGAAAAGGACATTGCACGATTGATTAAAAACCCGAAATACGATAATAGAATTGAAAAGAAGGAGGATCCTTATCACTATGTATGTTATGAAAGAATTTTGCATGATGGATATGTGTTAAATAGTAAGAGTAATACTAATAAGTATTTCTTTTGTTTGACTTCATGTACATTATTTGAAGTTTCAAATAAAGTATATAGTAATAAAGATTCAACCCCATTTATAATAGGAAATAGAGAAGCGAAAATGATAGGACCAAATACGTTAACGAAAGCACATAATTATAAGTTGTTAAAAGCTATGTTTAATAAAGGATTTAAGACTCAAGGTAGTGTTGTTAATTTTATAAAGGATTTTGCTACTACAATTAATTTTGTTGCTAGTAATATTCGTATGATAACTGATGGCATTGCTTTGGTTAAAGATCATGGAAAGGATATAGTTTTGTTAATGGCTAAAGTGGCTCGATTTTTGGTATCTCTGATAGATATAGTTTCTGCTATAAATATCATAGATGTCATTAAGAAAATCACTTTTTGTTGTTTTGATTTAGCATTATGTGTATTTGATTTTAAAAATGTTAAGAAGACTTTTGGAGAATGGCAGGCACAAGGTTTAGAAACTGCATTAATAGCTGCTTGTTTACCAGATAAAGCATCAAAGATTTTACAAAAAATGTCTATGTTATCTTCTATGAAAATAGGAGATGATGTAGGGATAATGTTTGCTTTATTTAGGTATGTGAGTAATTTTGTTAATGTAGTTATAGATCTTGTACCCTTTAAAGATAGTATACCACCACTAGTTATAGATTTATTAAGAATGGTTACAGATTTCATGTCATTTAATAGTTATTCAATGGTTAATAGTATGAGATCGTATTATGGAAAATGGAAACAAGATCCTAGGATTATATTAGATTATGATTTTAGGAAAAATGTGAAAGATTTGCATAAAGCGTATCAAGAAAAGAAAGATATTAGCGATTGGATAAGAAGATCACCAGGTATTAAAGGCTATATAGATGATTTTATGATGTTACATAAGGTTATAACAGGTTATGACTCAAGTAGCAGAATTGAACCAACATGTATAGTCTTTGATGGACCACCAGGATGTAGGAAATCAGTGATTATGAACAAATTGATAGGAATTTTGAATAGGACAAGTTATGCACACAATGCAAAAGGACCAAGCGAAGCTAAAGATTTTTATGATGGATATAATAGTGAAAGTATATTTTATATGGATGATGTCGGACAAAAAGGAATATGCCAATGGGTTAATATTATTAACTTTGTTTCACCAGTGAAAACACCTTTAGACTGCGCAGCCGCAGCACTGAAAGATTTAAAGTTTTTCTCTAGTGAAATATTGTTATTAACTACTAACCGATTTAAAGGTATTACAGGACTAAGTAAGTCTGACCCCATAACGGATATTCGAGCACTATGGCGAAGAGCTTTAGTCGTTAACTTTGATAGAGTTGACGTTGATGTTGAATTAGGACAAGTAACAGGACATGTAAAGTTAGAGCATTTTAACCCACATACAGGAGAGTGGGTCGATGGAATACCAAGAGATTTAGATAAACATGCAATAGATAGTAAGTTTGATTATAAGGAATTTTCTGAAGGCAAAGAAGGAGTGTATTTTGATGTCACCAAAGCGTTTGATGAAAGTAATGATTTTTACGTATGGTTAGGTTCTTTAGTTGAGTTATCTGTTGATCTTAAAAGAAAACAAAATAAGGACAACAAAATGAATGAAGTAGAACTTAAAAATACGCAAAAACGTATGTTTAGGACACAAGGTGATATTAATGTATACTACCAGAATGGTAAAGTTAAATTCCTAAGGGAAGATACAGAAATTGAATATGAAGATGCTAAGATTAGTACCACTAAAACTATGATTAAGGATTGGTTCAAAAGTTTATTAGTTTGTATAAAGGATACTTTAATGACTACTGTTGGAAATTTTGTTAAAATTTTCATGGGAGTTAGTGAATTGAAATATACAGATTGTTTAACTTTTGTAACAGCTTTAGCTGTTATAGCTTTAGTGGGAATGATTTTAGGACATATAGTAGGAAAAATATGTAACTGCATAACTGGAGCATCAAAGAAGAGAAGTGACAAGAAAGTAGATGATACATTTTCTGCTCAGAATGGAATACCTACAGTATTACATGAACGAGTTTTAAAGGCGTCACGAAATGTTTTTGATGTTTCTGTTACAGCGGGAGGGAAAACTACAGAATGTATTGCTTTAGTTAGTGAACATTATGTAATTTTTCCTCAACATATATGTTTAGAAGGAAGCGCATATTTGGACTTATACAATAATAAGTCCTTTAATGCAAAATTTTTAGATAAGATTAAGATAGAAAAAGTGTTTTTTGATAATAATGCTGATGTAGCGATTTGGAAACTCCCAAAAGGATTTCCAACTCCATTTAAGTCTTTGGAATCATTGTTTAAACCACCAACTGAAGGAGGAAGATTGATGTTGCATCCGAAGGGAGTATTGAATCTAGATAATCTAGGTCCTGCGAGTTTAGACAATAATGTTGTCTATACTTCTAGGATAGGAGAATTTAGAAATACAGCAACCCCCTCGGATATAATATATAATTTTCAGAATGAAGGGCTATGTGGATCTCCAATATTGACTAGAGATGGTTGTATATTGGGAATACATGTGGCTGGTGAGGCTGCTTCTGGACGAGGAGTAGCATTACGATGGAGTAAGCAAATGATTGAGAAATTAAGAAACATAATAACGGAAAGAGTAGGAATTAAATTGAATATTGATTATGCAAATAAAGTGATAGAAGACTCAGGATGTATGAAATTGGATGTTAAGACTTTTTTATCGACCCCTAAGAAAACTAAATTGGAACCAACTCCATTATATGGTGTATTTCCAATTTCAAGAAGACCGGCAAATTTGTCATCTGACGGACCACATACGATTAAAACAGAAACTAATCAGGCTAGGTTACAAGTTAGTAATATAGATGAAGATGAATTAGCTTTTGCTAAAAAGTGTGTTGATTCGTTGGTTGAGAAGTTTGACCCTATAACAGAGAAAGAAATTGTGTTGGGTAATGATTACTTATCACCCATGAATAAGAAATCTAGTAATGGAGTCAGTGAATTTAAGAATAAGGAAGAGTGTTTTGATTATGAAAATGGTCAATTTACCCCGAAGTTCAAGGAATTTTATGACAAATTTATTCAGATTTTGAAAGACCCGGAAGTTAGTGTGGATTATAAGTTATTATTATGGCACGACACATTGAAAGATGAATTAAGAGCCGAAGATAAAGTCAACAAACCAAGAGCGTTTAGGATAAGTCCAGTACATATACAGGTACTGACGAAACAATTGTTCGGAGATTTTGTAGTTAAACAGGTTAAACAACGTGACTATAATGGAGTTATGATAGGAATTAATCCATTTAAAGATTGGAATAAGTTTTATGATAAGTTCAAGAACAAGCATGTGTGGGCAGGAGATATCGGAAAATATGATAAAGGTATGTTACCACAGGTTCAGATGATGATTGCTGAAGTGTTAATAGATAAATTCACAGGAGATAAAGATTTGGCTGCTTACATATTGCATGGTATGCCATACAATATATCTGCAGCTAATGATGATGTTTATTTATACACCCATTCAATGCCATCTGGATCTTTCTTAACAGCTAATTTAAATAGTCTGGTAAATCGGGCCTATACTGCTATGTGGTATTATAGGTATGTAGTTAAAAATGGAGGAAAACCTACTGTTATGGACTTTATGAAAATTATGGACGCAGTATATGGTGATGACAAGCTAAATGGTATGGATCAAAAAGATCCTAGATCAAGTTATCTTAATGCTATAACTATGAAAGATTTCTTTGTTTCTATTGGATTAAATTTCACTAGAGCAGATAAATCTGAAATAGTTGAGCCGTTTGAGAAGCTAGAAGATGTAACCTTTTTAAAAAGGTCATTTCGATATCATAGTAAGTTAGAATGTATAGTGGGTCCATTGGACGTAAAGACTTTGTTCAGTGGGTTATCCTATTATTGGTCAGATAAAGATCATGATCAAGTACTACAGGATAAGATCAATTGTTTTCAGAGAGAAATGTACTTACATGAAGAGCTATATGAGGAGCAAGTAAGTAAGTTAGAAAAAGCATGTGATGAATTGGATATACCTTTCACTCGAATTCCTGAATGGAGATTGATTGAAATGTATAAACAAGGAGAATATGCTGAATTATACAACCAAAATTATGGTTTATTAACGATACCGTCCGAAATGACAGAAAACTAAATATATGTATATTATTCAGCTATAAGTTTAGTACGGAAACGGCAAGAGGTATATATATTTAATTGGATCGTACATCAACCATAATTATTGATTGTGATATATTTTTATGGCTTACATACTCACATCTCAAATAACAAAGCAAGTAAGTAAATTTTTCTCAACGATAAGCACAAAAAGAGAGCAAGAATCAACATATTTTTATAATAAATTCCCTGAGTTAACAAGTGTTCCTAAAACATTACGCATGGATTTTGATAAGATACTAAGCAAACCATTTAATTTTTCCACTGTGGATTGGAATACTACGGACCCTGTAGGTGAATTGGCTTCAATACAATTACCTTCTGAAGCTCTAACAAATTTTTTAACTACAGTTCCTTTTGAAACTGCAACATTTTTTAGAGCTAAATTGCGTGTAATAATGCAGGTCTCTGGTACTCCGATGCATATGGGCATGATAATGGCTAGTGCAGTACCTTTTGGAGTTCCTGGTTTTACTGATCTAAATTCAGGTTTAAACGCTCCTCATTGTTTTATGTTTGCTAATGAATCTACTCCAGTTTCCCTAGAGGTTCCTTTCTATGTGAATGCTCCTTTAATTAGAACACCACAAGGAATTAATTCAGTTCCAGATTATACAGACTTTGATTATGCTCAGATTGTACTTTATGTACAACAACCGTTAACTGTAGCCACCGGAGCATCAGCTCCTCTTAGTATTGTTTTAAACGCAATATTTGATGAAATTGAATTTTACGTTCCAAAGAATGCTAGATGGGAGGCACAGGGTATGGTAGATGAATTATATGAAATACCAACAAAAGCTTTAGATAACCTCGCAAGAGGAGCTAAAGTAGTTGCTGGCGATATTATAGATTCAGCGAGAAATGCAGTCAAGACCATGACCGGTTTTCATAATCCGAATGATGATGAACTTAAAGGGAAAACTGTTTTGAGTTTTAGGAATTATCCAAATAATATAGATCAACCAACAATAGTAGAAAAGTTAGACCCCTATTCCAAATTTTCTAGAATTTATAGTGATTATTATTTCCAAACTGATGTTGATGAGATGAGTTTATCTCACCTTTTATCTAAACCTGCGTACGTAGGAACATTTGTACTTGATACGTATACACCTATAGGAACTAATTTATTTACGCTTCCTATAAGTCCATGCGTTGAAGTTGGTAGTAAATTCTACAGCAATCTTAGAACGTTTTATGAAATGACCAGATTTTGGAAAGGATCACTAAAGCTCAAAATTCAAGCTGTCATGACAAATTTTCATTTTTGCAAATTAATTTGCATTAAGAATTATGGAATAGATGTCACATTACTAAATAATGTGCCAACTTACGAATCCTTAAGAAATTTGCCTAATGACATCATGGAATTTTCGGCTGGTGGCCAAGTTTGTGAAATAGATCTACCTTATTGTGCATCTTCTTCACAACTTGAAAATACGAAAGATTATAACATGGTTGCATTAAATCATGGTTTAGTCTATTGTTATCTTTTACAACCTCTGATCGCTAATAATAACGTTCCTATACAAGTACAATTTAATGTTTATATGTCTGCTGGTGACGATTTTCAATATTTTGGTTATACTAATGATTATTTTAATATAGAACCGAATTTAGGATTTAAGGCTCAAGGAGAAACCATAGTAGATACTAGTTCGCAAGATACTCTTAAACCTACTGAGAACCCTATCCCAGATTTATATTCTAGACATTTTCACCCAGTTACTTCAGTTAGAGATTTAGTTAGAAGATTACAACCAGGTCCTACTATAACTTTAGATACTAATTATAAAGTTATAAGGATCTCTGATTTACTAACTAGCTCAACTGGAGTATATAGCCCTTTTCAGGTAATTAGAGCGAGGTATTTGGGGATGACTGGAGGATTGAAGTTTAAATTTAGATTGTATGGAGTTAAAGTTGCTCAATTGTATTATGTGCCTCCTGGTACTAAATTTGATAGTATTACGAATACTATCAAATCTACTGCACCAAGCTCAGCAGATTCTGCAATTATGGCAAACTTCCTCGATTCAATCTCATTTTCAACTCCAACTTCTCTGAAGTTCGCAACTCCCTTTATTGAATTAACTGACTATAGTCGACCATTGGCTTTAATTGCCAATACTGGTACTAGTAATTTAGAAGCATCAAATACAACTTTATTAGAATTCACTATTCCAAATATGAATCCTCTTAATTTTGTAGGTGATATTTCTTTATTATTTCCTGGTTCCGAACCTAGTTTTCGTTCAGATTTGGGATATATAGTTTTAAGTTTAGACCTACCTGAAAATACAGTAGGTTATTTACAACCATATGTCGCATTATCTGATGAAGCTAGACTTGGTTTCCAAGTTTTTGCACCAATGACTTCACCACTGTACTTTAGCGGTGCAGGAGGAGTGAAAAAGTCTACAATATTTAACTGGAATGATGACCTAGAAGGAGCCCCTTCCTTTTTACCACAACATAATCTTCCATATTATTTTAAACATTCTTAGACTCAATTTAGATTTTTAAATAAATAAACAAACAAACAACAAACAAACAAAATACATAAAATTTTCTTTTAGCGTCTTGCTAAGTTAAGGAATATATTATATACTCTCTAGTGAGGGTCTATAAATATATCACTTTGCTTATCACGACGAAGAC